TTTTTCCTGACGTCAGGAAAAAGAAAAAAGTTCTTTATTAGTACGAAATATTTCACTAAAAGCTTTGTTAGTACGAAATATTTCACTACCTTTGTATCGTTAAACAAAGCAAGTAAAGAATATGAAAAAGGAAATCACAGAAGAAGAGAATGAGCTTATAGAAGCTATCAGAAACTACCAAAGAGCCTATCCCAACGGCGAAAAGGAACTGAGAAGACACGCTCGTAAGCAATTCGACAAAATGATGTACAGGTAAAAACAATCTCCCTCTCCCCCACACAGGGGGAGAGGAACAATAAAGAAACAATATGGCAGAGACAACAACAATGGAAAGAACACAGACAATGTACCAGCAGTTAGCAGACATTGATGACAACATCTCATGGGGTGCTGTTGCAAAGGAATACTTCAACAAGTCGGCTTCGTGGTTTTACCACAAGATGGATGGTATTGATGGCAATCGAAAGCCAACAGAGTTCAATCTTGAGGAGCGCATACAACTCAAGGGCGCACTCTGCGACCTTGCAGACCGCATACGCCGAGCAGCCGACCGCATAGAGACTACATAGGCGAGGGGTTTTTACTTCCCCTGTTTAACAGCAAAGTCGCCCGCCGCCTACGGGCGCAACAATTCTTACCACCCTCCACTTACGAGGGTGGTATTATTAAGGACCTCAATAAAAAAAACAAATGGATACGACAAAAACTTTCAATATAACATTGTCCCAGCTGATAACATTAAAGCAAAGAGACGATGGAAAGAAACAAACTTTGGAGAAAGCGTAAAAGCTTTCATCTATTCAAAAAGCGTATGATGATTTTTGCCGCTTACAGTGGTTATACCATTCTTCTTGACGGCAAGCGCATCACTAATCCTCACTGGTTCGATATTGCTCGCTGCAATTGGGCTAAGACTTACAAAAACACTCCCACCCTATGCAGCTGCCCTCTCTGTAAGAACGAACGTTATAGTCGGCTGAACTATAAGAAGGAAACATATCGCTTGCTGAATAACGAGGACTTTTAATTCCTCGCCCCCGATGCTTCTATGCATCGGGGGCTTTTTTTTATGTCTTTTGTCGTTTTTCCTGATATTCCTATCTTTGCGTTATGGATTCAGATATTCAGAAAATTCTTGCAGACATCGCAATGCTCGTGAACGTCACGGAGGATATGCGTGCAATCCTTACCAAGCTCGTTGAACTGGCTAAGGACGGCAGCACCGAAGCCGTGAAGGAACTGCGTGAGATTATTCAGCAGGCAAAAGAGGAGCAGCTGCGTAAAGATTTGTTTGGCGTATGACACAACTTGACCGTATCGAACAGATACACCCTGACTTAATATCGCAATTCTTTGCCACTGGCAAGTGCGATGCTATTCCCCAAGAGCTACAAAAGTTCTTGGAGCAATTGCAGTGGGCAATGGAAATATACGAGCACGAACGCAGCATAACTCGTGCGGCTCGTAAGTTGCAACAGCGTATCAATGCTAACCAAGGTATCAAGATAGAGCAGCGCACCTATATGGCTCGACTCTACGAAGCCATCAACTACTTTCAGGTAGACAATAACGTACCCCTCAAGATATGGGAGAATCAGTACGCTAACCAGTTTGAGAACCTTGCTAAGCTCTGTGCCTTGGCTGGTGACTATAAGACACAAGGCAAGTGCTACGAACGTGCGCTGGAGTGTCGTCGTCGTGCTTCTGAAATCTCCGAAGCCGATAGAGACCTTGGTGTTACGTTCATTATCACACCAAGCATCACACCCGAGGAACTCGGTTTCTCAAAGAAGAATCTGAAGGAAATTGCAGCCAAGCATAATGAAGGCTTCTATGTTGCGCTTATCGACTCGTTGCCCATAGAAACAAAAGAAAAGAAACGCCTGCTGCGAGATGCCGATATTCAAGATGCAGAAATAATGGAGGAAATTCCGAATGACTGAAAAAGCTATAAATGAAAACAGCGTGCTCAGCTTCGAGCACTATTACATGAACCGTGTGCAGCTGCTTGCCAATATCATCGACCCCAATATGCTTTATGCCGAATGGGCACGTGCTACGGGTAAGACCGAAGGTGTCATAGTTCCACGGCTTATTCGTGTGACAAACGATATGCCGGGCGAACTATCATTCCTTGTTCACAAAACATACGTGGCACTGATGACCAATGTATGGCCAAACATTCAGGCATCGTTTTCACGTCCTGTAATCGTAAATGGCAAGCAGCGGGCTATGCTTGAGTATGGCATCGATTATGTGGTGGGAGAAGCAAAACTTCCTTCACACTTTCGGCAACCACGTTATCCGATAGCCTATGCAAAGCACTCGGTCATCTTTCGTAACGGAGCACACCTGCAGCTGGTGTCTTCCGACCAGCCCGAGAGTGTTGCCGGTCGAAATGCCGTACACGCATTTGTCGAGGAAATGAAACACAACAGCGGAGAGAAACTAAAGTCGCGACTCTTTCCTTCACTTCGTGGTGGTTCTGCCGAAATTCGCAAGTCAGCCTACTACGAAGGTGTTACTGGTGTGAGTGATACCGCACGTGTAGACCTTGGCGAGGACGATTGGTTCGAGGATTACGAAAACAAGATGGACACAAGGCTCATCGAAGAGATAGCTTCTGTGTCGCTTGCCATCAACCAAACACTGTACAAGCAGTTCATGCTCCAGCAAGAATTACGCAATACCAAGAATCCAGTAACAATAGAGAAGATACGTTTGGAAGACCAGAAGCTAAAAGCCTTTATCGCCCGATGGAAACCACGTATTGCCGATATGCGACGCAATGCCATCTATTATATACGAGCATCTTCGTTCTGTAATAAGGATATACTCGGACCGAAGTTCTTCAAGACGCAGCTCGATACCCTCGATATGGACGAGTTCCTCACCGCTATCTGTGCTATCCGCCATAAGGAAGTTACCAACAAGTTCTTTACAAGCTATGACCACGAGCGGCACCAATTCAAAGACAGCTATATCTACGACCAAATACTGAAGAAGAACCTTAAAGACCACTTCACGCTCACCGCGCGCTACCTTCGCCACTACGATAAACGCGAGCCTCTGTACATAGGTTACGACCCTGGTAATTTTCAATCGCTTATCGTCGGGCAGAAAAAGGAGTACGGCAGTCGCTTCGATATTATTAAGGAATTTTGGGCATATATACCTGACGACCAGCAGAACCTTGCGCAGCAGGTGTATTCTTTCTTTGGTACTGATGCGGTGAACAAGGTCATACACCTTTATCCTGACCGTGCTGGTAACAAGACACGTGAGGAATTAGAGCAGATAACTACTGACTCACTGACAATGAAGGCAGCCTTAGAGAGTTACGGTTTTTCTGTTTTTCTCTATAACGATGGCGCACCTACTATTTACCACTGGCAGCAGTTTCGCTTGTGTCAGTTGCTCTTTGCCGAGAAACTTCCCTTGCTTCCTAAGGTGCGTATCGATGAGAATGAATGTCAGAACCTTTGCAGTGCAATTCTTATCAGTCCACTGAAGAAAACAAATGGAAAAATAGAGCTCGATAAATCAAGCGAAAAGAAAACCGAATTAAAACGTCGTCCAGGACTGACAACACAGCTTCCAAGTGCAATGATTTACCTTTTATATGGTCTTTATTCAGACCTTATTAAAAAGGAATTGAGCAGTTATCCGGACGATTTACCCGAAAATATAGCGATATAAGCCCCTATAAAGTCCAAAAATGAATATAAAAAATGTCCAAAACAAGGCAATAACGAGGGGTATTTACATAGGTAAAAATGTTACTTTTCTGAAAATCAATATATTATATTTTAAAAATAAAAAATCAAAATGACCAAACGACGCAATTCAGGACGCACCACTGATTTTTGATAATGCGGTGCAGGCTCTCGAAAAGGCTGGAAATATGACAGGAGGGGGAGTTGGTCGTCCTTTGTTCCTGTACAAAATATAAGTAATTTCGCAAGTAATGGAGAAACCTATAGAAATAGACGGCATCAGTGCGATGCAGTGGGCAAGGGAGATAAGCAAGCTACCTGAAGGGGACTTCACGCTCTGTTTCTTTCCTTATTCGAGGTCGCAGGGTATGGCTGGAGATACTTTGACGGTGAAGAAGCACTGCAAGTATAGAACACAGCTACCACAGGATAGATTTTCGGTTGATGCAGAAAACTATTTCCTTTTCGAGGACGAAGACGGCAATCCTAAGATGTGTTATCGTATTCTTATTAGATACATGGGTTTTCCTAACGATGGATATAAACTTCACAAGATAAATTGGTTATGAACGATAGAATAGAGTTATACGGCAACGCTGGTAATTATATTGCAGATGGCAATGTTCTCTCTTTCCAAATTGGGGAGGGGCAACAGCTATTCAATACTCCTGGTATGCTTATTCCACAGGAGAATAGGTCGTACCTTCACGAACACCAGTGGCTTAGTGTTAATGGTTATCAGGTGTGTATGCGTGGTGTGAATAATAATCTTTGCGATGAAGTAACGACAGAGATTAAACAGAACCGCTTGTTGCCTCGCCTGTACAGCAAGGAGATAAAGATGCTGTATGGTAATGGTCCATGTGTCTATATGCAGACAGTGGAAGGTGGCAAGATGAAGCGTGAGTATACTGCGCTGCCTGAATGGGACGAATGGCTGAACTCTTGGCAGGAGCGTGGTATGGAAACTACTGCGCAGGAATTTGCCAAGACGAATATAAAGAACTTCTATTACTTCGGAGACTTCTTCTGCAAGTTCCGCTTTGCACGTGGCAAGCGTTTAGGAATGATGCCTGTTGCTGGTATGGAGCCTTTAGAGAACAAACACTGCCGTCTTGCCACCACTCGTCAGGATATTGCTTACGAACAGATTAGTTACAGCGACTTCCGCCATATAGCTGTGGGGCGTTGGTCTTATGGGCTGGGTAACTATAAGATTTATCCTAAGTTCGCATTGTCAGAAGTGGACAACTACCTATATGCTGCCGTATCGCACCATCGCGAGAAATCGGTGGACGAGTTCTATGGTGTGAACGAAACACACCAGGGCGCACGTCCATATATATTGGGTAGCAATAGTACGGCTACTTACATCAATTCGTTCTTACGAAACTCGTTGGCAGCCAAGATACACATCATCATACCTAACGCATGGGTGAATAGCAAGCGTTCGCAGCTTACGAAACTTTGTGAAGAGAACAAGTTGCGCAAATCGAAAGATAAGGACCTGGTAAAATACAATGGCATTGAAATTGGCACGGAGTATCGTGAGTCGTTGCTGGTGGAATACATGCGATTGGAGCTGCGCAAGATTGGCGACTATCTTAGTGGTGCAGAGAACCAAGGCAAGGCTTATTCTTCAATATCGTTTATGGATGCTTCTGGACACGAGCAGCAGTGGAAGATTGAAACGATAGACCTTAAATATAAGGAATATATTGATTCGCTTATTGCCTACGATAAGCGCACGGAGGAAGCGTTGTTGTCTTCAGTAGGACTTGATGCTTCTATCTCTGCAGTGAGCAAGGACAGCGTTATAAGCAAGTCGGGTTCTGATTCGTACTACAACTATCTCATTTATATAATGTTGCTCACTCCCGAAGACGAAATTTGTGCCGAGCCTTTCAATATTGCTCTGAAGCTGAATTTCCCTAACCTCTATAAACAAGGTTATCGTATAGGCTTCTATCGCGAAGTGCCCCAGCGACAGGAATACATATCACCTAAGGACCGATTAAACAACCAACAAGCATGAAAATACTTCAAGAACTATTCGGCAATCTCGCCACCTTCAGCAGTTATGCACCAGGCGTAGAAACAAATATCGACTTGCAGGATTTGCAGCCTTCAGGCAATTCGGCTCGCAAGCGTGTGGAAACCATTCTGACCACTTCAGTGTTCAAGGCTATTCTCAACTTGCAGGAGGACACTGAGCTTAAAGAGGCTTTGCGAACAGCTATCGCCAACTTTACGATGGCGCAGCAGCTGGTGTTCGATAGCATTGCCAGGCGCAAGAACGATGTTGATGTTTACAAGTACGAAATAGAGGCAATGCGTCGTTCGTACATGGAGAATTACTACAATGCTATTGATACGATAGTAGCATTACTCTCTACCGATACCGAAGGCGAACCTGCACGGCTATGGAAGGATACGCCTTACAACAACACTTTGCAGAAGTGCAAGATACGTTCGGCAGAAGTGTTCGACACTATTTTCCCAATAGACCTGTCGTATTTCTTCTTCTTCAGACTTGTTCCTCTGCAGAAGGAAACTTTAGACGAGCAGCTGGCTATTTACTTCGATAAAATAACCGAAGAGAATGCCTCGCGTATAGAGCAGCCCTTATATCTTGCCCTTGCAAAGAAGACCATCGCCAAGTCGTTGCGTCGCTTCGATATTTTGGAATTTCCTCCTACCATACGCAACCTTTTCGACGAAAGCCATGCTTCGCGTTCAGGCAAAGACGAACTCGTCGCAGCACTATCGTTAGCCGACCGACTCGACCGAGAGGCAGAGCAGCTCCTACTCAATATAGACA